ACCGCGCGGTGATCGAGGCGGGCAACAACTTCGGCCGCTTCTTCACCGGCCAGGTGACCGCCGCGGGCAAGGTGCCGCCGGCCAAGGTGCTGGTGGTGGGGGCTGGCGTCGCGGGTCTTGCCGCGATCGGCACCTCGACCTCGCTCGGCGCCATCACCTATGCCTTCGACGTGCGGCCCGAAGTGGCCGAGCAGGTCGAGTCGATGGGGGCGGAGTTCGTCTACCTCGACTTCGAGGAAGAGCAGGTGGACGGTGCGGCCACCGGCGGCTACGCCGCGGTGTCGTCGCCCGAGTTCCGTGAGGCCCAGCTTGCCAAGTTCCGCGAGCTCGCGCCCGAGATGGACATCGTCATCACCACGGCGCTGATCCCCAACCGCGAGGCGCCGAAACTGTGGCTGGCGGACATGGTCGCGGCGATGAAGCGGGGCTCGGTGATCGTCGACCTCGCCGCCGAACGCGGCGGCAACGTCGAGGGCACGGTCAAGGACGAGAAGGTCGTGACCGAGAACGGCGTGACCATCGTCGGCTACACCGACTTCCCGTCGCGCATGGCGACCCAGTCGTCGACGCTCTATGCCACCAACATCCGTCACATGATGACCGACCTGACGCCCGGCAAGACCGACGGGCAGGTCGTGCACAACATGGAAGACGACGTGATCCGCGGCGCCACCGTGGCCTATCAGGGCGAGATCACCTTCCCGCCGCCGCCGCCCAAGACCAAGGCGATCGCGGCGCAGAAGCCCAAGGAGAAGGCGCCCGAACTGACGCCGGAAGAGAAGCGCGCGGCCGAGGTCGCGGCCTTCAAGGCGCAGACCAAACAGCAGGTCACCCTGCTGGGCGTGGGCGGCGTTCTGCTGCTGGCGGTGGGCCTCGTGGCGCCCGCGAGCTTCATGCAGCACTTCATCGTCTTCGTGCTGTCGGTCTTCGTGGGCTTCCAGGTGATCTGGAACGTCAGCCACTCGCTGCACACCCCGCTGATGGCCGTCACCAACGCGATCTCGTCGATCATCATCCTCGGCGCGCTGATGCAGATCGGCTCGGGCTCGTGGCTGGTGATCATCCTCGCCGCGCTGTCGGTGTTCATGGCGGGAATCAACATCTTCGGCGGCTTCATGGTGACGCGGCGCATGCTCGCCATGTTCCAGAAGTCGTAAGGAGGGGAAAGAACCATGGAATTCGGATTCACCACCGCGGCCTATGTGGTCGCAGCGGTCCTCTTCATCCTCTCGCTCGGCGGCCTCTCGGGGCAGGAAAGCGCCAAGCGGGCGGTGTGGTACGGCATCGTCGGCATGGCGCTGGCGGTGTTCGCGACGCTCATCGGCCCGGGATCGGGCCTGTGGCTGCTGTCGATCATCCTGATCGCGGCGGGCGGCATCATCGGCATGTACGTGGCCAAGAAGGTCGAGATGACCGAGATGCCGCAACTTGTCGCGGCGATGCACTCGCTCGTCGGCCTCGCGGCGGTCTTCGTGGGCTACAACGCGCATTTCACCATGAAGGCGGTGACGAGCGGACGTGAGCCGCACGGCACCTTCGCCGAACTCGTCGCCCACAAGACCTCGGTCGAGCTGTCGATCCTGTCGGTCGAGCTGTTCCTCGGCGTCTTCATCGGGGCGGTGACCTTCACCGGCTCTGTGATCGCCTACGGCAAGCTCGCGGGCAAGGTGACCTCGAAGGCCGAGAAGCTGCCGGGCGGGCACATCCTGAACGCCAGCGCCGCGGCGATCTCGGTGCTGGCGCTGTTCTGGTACATGGGCACGGGCGGCTTCTTCCCGCTGTTCCTGATGACGGTCTGCGCGCTCTTCATCGGCTACCACCTGATCATGGGCATCGGCGGCGCCGACATGCCGGTGGTGGTGTCGATGCTGAACAGCTACTCGGGCTGGGCGGCAGCGGCCATCGGCTTCAGCCTCGGCAACGACCTGCTGATCGTGGTCGGCGCGCTGGTGGGCTCCTCCGGTGCGATCCTGTCCTACATCATGTGCAAGGCGATGAACCGGTCCTTCGTCTCGGTGATCCTCGGCGGCTTCGGCAGCGCGGGTGGCCCGGCGATGGAGGTCGAGGGCGAGCAGATCGCCATCGACGCCGACGGCGTGGCCGGTGCGCTCGAGGATGCGGACAGCATCATCATCGTGCCGGGCTACGGCATGGCGGTGGCGCAGGCGCAGCAGAACGTGGCCGAGCTGACCCGGCGCCTGCGGGCCAAGGGCAAGGAAGTGCGTTTCGCGATCCACCCCGTGGCGGGCCGTCTGCCGGGGCACATGAACGTGCTGCTGGCCGAGGCCAAGGTGCCCTACGACATCGTGCTCGAGATGGACGAGATCAACGAGGACTTCCCGGAGACGGACGTGGTCATCGTGATCGGCTCGAACGACATCGTGAACCCCGCCGCACAGGAGGACCCGAACTCGCCGATCGCGGGGATGCCGGTTCTCGAGGTGTGGAAGGCCAAGCAGGTCTTCGTCTCCAAGCGCGGCCAGGGCACGGGCTACTCGGGCATCGAGAACCCGCTGTTCTACAAGGACAACACCCGCATGTTCTACGGCGACGCCAAAGCCTCGGTGGGCGAGCTGCTCAACCGCATCAGCTGAGCGGACGCAGGGAACCGGACGGCCCCCGGGGCCCGTCCACAGGGCGCGACACCGATGGGTGCCGCGCCCTTTTTCGTGCCCGGAACATGTCGGAAACGTGCGGTGGAAACGTGATTTTCGTATTTATCAACAGTCGTTTATGAAGCGGGCGTTCGGTGCCCGGATTTGACTCGAAGGGCTGCCGGGCGTAGCCTTTCCCCATGCTGGACAGATCGGGCGGACGGCCCCGGGAACAGGCACCCGGAGGCACGACAACAAAAAAGCCCCTGATCGGCCCCGCTGCCTCGGGCGGAGAACCTACAGGCAAGAAAGGTATCGAGCATGATCCTCATCCACCTCGAAGAGGAAATGTCGCGTCTCGAAGACGAGCGTGACGAGATCGTCGGTGTTCTCAAGGAACTCGGCGAGGAAATCAGACGCCTCAAGGCGCAGATCGAGGACGGGGAGGGAGTTTCGAAGACGGAGACGGGCAAGCTGATGAGCGACGTGCGCTACTGGATGCGCGCGTCGCACGAAACGGAGGCTCAGATCGCCAATGTCAGACGAAAACAGAAAGGACTCGCCGGGGATTGGGCTCTCGATCTCGAACGCGCGCGCGATGAGATCGGGTGCCGCATGGCTCGCCTCCGCCGGTGCTGCGGTGCGGGACGGCTTCCTGAATGAGCTGACCGAGGGGGAGTGCCTTGCACTCCCCTTTCTCTTCGAGTTCTGGGCGATGGAGCACCAGCTGCCGCCCGGGGGCGACTGGCGCTCGTGGGTCATCATGGGCGGTCGTGGCGCGGGCAAGACCAGGGCCGGGGCCGAATGGGTGCGCGCCTGCGTCGAGGGCGCGATGCCGCTGTCGCCGGGGCGCTGCAGGCGCGTGGCGCTGATCGGCGAGACCATGGACCAGGTGCGCGAGGTGATGGTGTTCGGCGAGAGCGGCATCATGAACTGTTCGCCGCCCGACCGTAGGCCCGAGTGGCAGGCAACGCGGCGCTGCCTCGTGTGGCCCAACGGTGCCGAGGCCATGGTGTTCTCGGCCCACGATCCCGAGGGGCTGCGCGGCCCGCAGTTCGATGCGGCCTGGGTCGACGAACTGGCGAAATGGAAGAAGGCGCGCGAGACCTGGGACATGCTGCAGTTCGCGCTGCGGCTCGGGGAGCACCCGCAGGTCTGCGTCACCACGACCCCGCGCAACGTGGGCATCCTGAAGGAGCTGCTGGAGCTGCCGTCAACCGTGGTGACCCGGGCGAAGACCGAGGCCAACCGCGCCAATCTCGCCGAGAGCTTCCTCGAGGAAGTGCGGGCGCGCTACGGCAATTCGCGGCTGGCGCGGCAGGAGCTGGATGGCCTCCTCGTGACCGACGTGGACGGCGCGCTCTGGACCGGCGAGACGCTCGACCGGGCGCAGGCGCTGGCGCCGCCTCCGACGTTCGACCGGATCGTGGTGGCGGTGGATCCGCCGGCGGGCGACGGCAAGGCCTCGGACGCCTGCGGCATCGTGGTGGCGGGCGTGGTCTGCGAGGGGCCGCCGCAGGCGTGGCGGGCCTGGGTGCTCGAGGATGCCTCGGTGCAGGGCGTGTCGCCCACCGGCTGGGCGCAGGCGGCGGCGGCGGCCTACGAGCGCTGGCAGGCGGACCGGGTGGTGGCCGAGGTGAACCAGGGCGGCGCGATGGTCGAGACGGTGCTGCGGCAGGTCTCGCCGCAGGTGCCCCTGCGCAAGGTCCACGCCACGCGCGGCAAGGCGGCGCGGGCGGAGCCCGTCGCGGCGCTTTACGAGCAGGGCCGGGTCGGCCACGCGGCGGGTCTTGCCGGGCTCGAAGAGCAGATGGGGCTGATGACCTCGGCGGGCTACCAGGGGCAGGGCTCGCCCGACCGGGTGGATGCGCTGGTCTGGGCCCTGACCGAGCTGGTCGTGGCGCCGATGGACAGCTGGAAACGGCCGCAGCTGCGGGTGATCTGAACCATGCACGGGGCCCCTCGCCGGTGGCGGGGGCCTCGTGCCGTGCCGCGTCAGAGCGGCTTGCGCATGACGTAGTTCATCAGCGCCACGCCGCGGCGGACGACGCTCTGTTCGCGCACCACCTCGAAGCCGTTGCGCTCGAAGAACGGGCGGGCGGCTTTGCTGACATCGGCGGTGAGCTTGGTGGCGCCGCTGGCCCTTGCGATCATCGTCAGCGACTCGAGCAGCGCGGTGCCGACGCCGCTGCCGGCGGCGGAGGGGCGCACGAAGGCCAAGTCGATGTGATCGGGCGCCACCAGCGTCATCAGCCCCACGGGCACGCCATTGCGCTCGGCCATGAGGCCGACCGACCCGCCGATCCGGTCGCGCCAGCGTTCCGGGTCGGGGCGGGGTCCGGCCCAGGCGCGGCGCTCTTCCTCGGAATAGTGGTTCGCCGTCCCGTTCATCACCGCGTCGATGAAGATCTCGGCCGCGACCTCGGCGTCTTTGGCAAGCAGGGGGCGCAGGTCGATGGTCGTCTTCGTCGTGGTCATTCGGGCAGTTCCGGGCAGTGAAGGGGAGGGGCTCGATTTGGTGGCGGAGCCTAACCCGGAGCGGGCTGGGGGAGCTAGAGCGCTGAGCGCATAGCTGCCTTTCGACGCCACGTCGCAAGCGTTGCGCGATCCCCGAACGGTGCGGGCAGAGTGGCTTAATCTTCTGTTCCTAGGGTTCATCCTCAACGCGATGCGGGTCGGTGCGGCCCGGCGGGAACGGATGAAGGAGCATCAGGCGATGGTACTCGATTTTCTGCGAAAGGGCCGTGACGCGGCACCGGAGCTGGAGGAGAAGGCCTCGGCCACCGGGCCGCTGGTGGCCTATGCCAACGCGGGCCGGGTGACCTGGACCGCGCGGGACACCGGGTCTCTGACGCGCTCGGGCTTCGCCGGCAACCCGGTGGGGTTCCGCGCGGTGAAGCTGATCGCCGAGGCCGCCGCCGCGCTGCCGCTGGTGCTGCAGGACGAGGGCCAGCGCTACGGGCAGCACCCGATGCTGTCGCTGATCCACGAGCCCAACACGGCGCAGGGCAAGGCGGAACTCTTCGAGGCGCTCTACGGCCACCTGCTGCTGGCGGGCGATGCCTATGTCGAGGCGGTGGGGACCGGGGCAGGCCTGCCGACCGAGCTGCACGTGCTGCGCTCGGACCGGATGCGGGTGATCCCCGGCGCGGACGGCTGGCCGGTGGCCTACGACTACCTCGTGGACGGCCGCCGCCACCGCTTCGACGCGACGGGGCCAGTGACGCCGGTCTGCCATGTGCGGGCCTTCCACCCACAGGACGACCACTACGGCCTTTCCCCGATCCAGGCGGCGGCACAGGCGGTCGACGTGCACAACAGCGCCTCGCGCTGGTCGAAGGGGCTTCTGGACAACGCCGCGCGGCCTTCGGGCGCCATCGTCTGGACCGGCGGCGACGGGCAGGGCTCGATGAGCAACGACCAGTTCGAGCGGCTGCGCGACGAGATGGAGAGCCTGCACCAGGGGGCGCGCAATGCCGGGCGGCCGATGCTGCTGGAGGGCGGGCTCGACTGGAAACCGATGGGCTTCTCGCCTTCCGACATGGAGTTCCAGCAGACCAAGGAGGCCGCAGCGCGCGAGATCGCGGTGGCCTTCGGGGTGCCGCCGATGCTGCTGGGCATCCCCGGCGAGGCGACCTTTGCCAACTACCAGGAGGCGCACCGGGCGTTCTATCGCCTGACCGTGCTGCCGCTGGCGACGCGGGTGACGGCGGCGGTGGGGCGCTGGCTTTCGGCGCATCTGGGCGAGGAGGTCGAGTTGAAGCCCGATCTCGACCAGGTGCCGGCGCTGTCGGCCGAGCGTGACGCGCAATGGGCGCGGGTGGCGCAGGCCGATTTCCTGACCGCTGCCGAGAAGCGCCGCATGCTCGGCCTGCCGGACCTGCCGCAGGGTGATGACGGTGAGTGACCGGCGGCTGGAGTACGAGCCCTTCGCCTGCGCGCCGGCGCTGAAGCTGGAGGCGCATGAGCGGGTGAGCCGGTTGCAGGTGGAGGCGCTGAACGCGCGGCTCGACCGGCTGGAAGTGGTGCTGGAGCGGCTCGAGAAGCGGCTCTGGCTGGCGGCCTACGGCGTCGCCGGGGTCATTCTCGCGCAGGCGTTCCAGGGCGTCATGGCGGTGACCCCGTGACGGGTTTCGGGAAAGGGACTGTTATGGATCTGGAGCACAAGTTCTGCCGTTTCGACGCGGAGGTCACGGTGACCGAGGGCACGCGGATCGAGGGCTATGCCTCGCTCTTCGGGGCCTGCGATCAGGGCGGCGACATCGTGACGACCGGCGCCTATGACGCCTCGCTGCAGCGGCTGGCGGCCGAGGGGCGGGCGGTGAAGATGCTCTGGCAGCACGACCCCGCCCAGCCCATCGGCGTCTGGGACGAGGTCCGCGCCGACGGCCGCGGGCTCTGGGTCCGCGGGCGGCTTCTCGAGACCATCGAGAAGGGCCGCGAGGCTGCGGCGCTGATCGCGGCGGGGGCCATCGACGGGCTGTCGATCGGCTATCGCACGCTGAAGGCGGCGAAGGACGAAAAGGGGCGCAGGCTCCTCAAGGAACTGGAGCTTTGGGAGGTGTCGCTGGTGACCTTCCCGATGCTGCCCAGTGCGCGGGTGGCGGCCAAGGGGGAGACCCCGGAAGAGGCCATCATGCGCGAGTTGGCGCAGGCGCTGGAGGGCGCGCGCCTGGACCTGGCGCGCGGCTGACGCGCGCCATTCACGAACGGGATCGAGATCATGACCAACTCCGAGACTGTTTCTCGGACCGGGGAAGACGTGTCCCCGGTCGCCCGGGTGAGCGCCGCGGTTGCGGGACTCGTCGGGGATATCAGGGCCTTGCAGGCCGATTTCCAGCTGAAGCTTCAAAAACAGGAAGAGCGACTGACCATGCTTGACGCCAAGATGACCACCCACCGCGCGCGCCCCGCGCTGGCCACCACGGCCGAGACCTTTGCGCCGCACCAGAAGGCCTTCGACGCCTATCTGCGCACCGGCGACGACGACGGGCTGCGCGGCCTCGTGCTCGAGGGCAAGGCGCTGTCGACCGCGGTTGCCGGCGATGGCGGCTATCTCGTCGATCCGGTGACCTCGGAGACGGTGAAGTCGGTGCTCGACAGCACCGCCTCGATCCGGGCCATCGCCAGCGTCGTGACGGTCGAGGCGACCTCCTACGACGTGCTGATCGACCAGGGCGAGACCGGCGCCGGCTGGGCGGACGAGTCCTCGACCTCGTCCGAGACCGGCACCCCCACCATCGACCGGATCTCGATAAAGCTGCACGAGCTCTC